TAATGCTTTTGAATATGTGCTCGCAATCTTGAGAAGGAAATGGCGACCACGAAAGAAAAGGCAAAAACGATAATCTGAAAGAGCCAAGGTATTTCAGTATAAGCATTGAATGCGACAGTAAACTCTTTCGGTATCAGCCAGAGAGTGAGACCAAAAATGATAATCGTATACATAAGTCTTTCGAGTGGCTCGTTAGCAAAAAGTTTCAACAAAGGAGTAAATACATCCAACATATCAATAACTCTCAACTGTAAGGGTATTGAAATGTTAACACAAGCTCTCGCTGTAGGGGTATAGCCGAGACCACCGAAGCCCGGAGGTGGTGAAATAAAACCGGGCACAACACGAAGGCGCATTTCCGATATCCATAAAGAGTCGGTCTTGTCTGTTAAATTTAAATGGAGGGAGTGCGCCTCCGGTTGTAAATAACGACATTGCTGTGTGTAGTCCTGGCGGCATCAGTTTTTTTCTTGAAGTTCGGCTGATGTCCGCCCTTTTTAAAGTGAATTTTGTGATGCGGTGAATGCGGCTAAGCGCACGTGGCACAGTTAAAAGTCATGTTAGTCCTTATTGGTTTGGGTGGGAAAGCCGACTGTAATTGTTAACTGGTTGCAGTCACCTGGAGGCACCAGACACCGCATCAACAAAGTTCATTTGTAAAAATGGAGATAATTATGATTGCACATCACTTCGGAACTGATGAAATACCACGTCAGTGTGTGACTCCTGGCGATTATGTTCTTCATGAAGGCCGGACATATATTGCCTCGGCAAACAATATTAAAAAGCGAAAACTATATATTCGTAACCTGACCACAAAAACATTCATTACTGACCGCATGATTAAAGTCTTCCTCGGTCGTGATGGTTTACCTGTAAAGGCGGAGTCATGGTGATGACTAAGAAAATAAAATGTGCTTACCACCTTTGCAAAAAAGACGTTGAAGAAAGCAAAGCTATTGAAAGAATGCTTCACTTCATGCACGGGATTTTATCAAAAGACGAACCGAGAAAATATTGCAGTGAAGCTTGTGCCGAAAAAGACCAGATGGCACATGAACTTTAATTAATTGACTATTCGAAACTGAATTTATGCCAGAAATGGCAGGTATTCGCTCAACCTTAATTAAGGAGAAAAACATGATTACCAATTATGAAGCCACTGTTGTAACTACCGATGACATTGTTCACGAGGTGAATCTGGAAGGAAAGCGCATTGGCTACGTAATTAAAACAGAAAATAAAGAAACCCCATTCACTGTGGTTGATATCGATGGTCCATCAGGCAACGTAAAAACACTTGATGAAGGTGTCAAAAAAATGTGCCTGGTGCATATCGGAAAGAATCTGCCCGCAGAAAAAAAAGCCGAATTTCTGGCAACTCTAATTGCAATGAAATTAAAAGGTGAAATCTGAAAGAAATAGCCTGCGTATGGCGCAGGCTATGAACAGTGTGTATCCGGCAAGATCATTCACTGAACAAAACGAATTTTAATCTGAGTTGAGGTTAAAAAACAATGAGCACAAAACCACTCTTCCTGTTACGGAAAGCGAAAAAATCATCCGGTGAACCTGACGTCGTCCTGTGGGCAAGCAACGATTTTGAATCGACCTGTGCCACTCTGGACTACCTGATCGTTAAGTCAGGTAAAAAACTGAGCAGCTATTTTAAAGCTGTTGCCACGAATTTTCCTGTCGTTAATGACCTGCCCGCTGAAGGTGAGATCGATTTTACCTGGAGTGAACGCTATCAACTCAGCAAAGACTCCATGACATGGGAACTAAAACCGGGAGCAGCACCAGACAACGCTCACTATCAAGGCAATACCAACGTCAACGGCGAAGACATGACTGAGATTGAGGAGAATATGCTACTCCCAATTTCTGGCCAGGAACTGCCCATTCGTTGGCTTGCTCAACACGGCAGCGAAAAACCGGTAACGCACGTTTCACGCGACGGACTCCAGGCATTACACATTGCTCGGGCTGAAGAACTACCGGCTGTTACTGCCCTGGCTGTTTCCCACAAAACCAGCCTGCTCGACCCGCTGGAAATTCGCGAACTCCACAAACTGGTTCGTGACACTGACAAAGTTTTCCCTAATCCTGGTAATTCAAACCTGGGACTGATAACTGCTTTTTTCGAAGCATACCTGAACGCTGACTACACCGATCGAGGACTGCTGACAAAAGAGTGGATGAAGGGTAATCGTGTTTCACACATCACTTGCACGGCTTCCGGTGCTAATGCTGGCGGCGGAAACCTCACCGATCGCGGCGAAGGTTTCGTACACGATCTGACGTCACTGGCGCGCGACGTAGCCACTGGCGTACTGGCCCGTTCAATGGATCTGGACATCTATAACCTTCATCCGGCACACGCTAAACGCATTGAGGAAATTATCGCTGAAAATAAACCGCCCTTTTCTGTTTTCCGCGACAAATTCATCACCATGCCTGGCGGGCTGGATTATTCCCGCGCCATCGTGGTTGCGTCCGTAAAAGAAGCACCAATTGGGATCGAGGTCATCCCCGCGCACGTCACTGAATATCTGAACAAAGTACTGACTGAAACCGATCATGCCAACCCTGATCCGGAAATCGTGGATATTGCCTGCGGTCGCTCCTCTGCCCCGATGCCGCAGCGAGTAACAGAAGAAGGAAAACAGGATGATGAAGAAAAACCGCAACCATCTGGAACAACGGCAGTTGAACAGGGAGAGGCTGAAACAATGGAACCGGACGCAACTGAACATCATCAGGACACGCAGCCGCTGGATGCTCAGTCACAGGTAAATTCTGTTGATGCGAAATATCAGGAACTGCGGGCAGAACTCCATGAAGCCCGGAAAAACATTCCATCAAAAAATCCTGTCGATGCCGATAAATTGCTTGCTGCATCACGTGGTGAATTTGTTGACGGAATTAGCGACCCGAACGATCCGAAATGGGTAAAGGGGATCCAGACTCGCGATTGTGTGTACCAGAACCAGCCAGAAACGGAAAAAACCAGCCCAGATATGAATCAACCTGAGCCAGTAGTGCAACAGGAACCGGAAATAGCCTGCAATGCCTGCGGCCAGACTGGCGGGGATAACTGCCCTGACTGTGGTGCGGTGATGGGCGACGCAACATACCAGGAAACATTCGATGAAGAGAGTCAGGTTGAAGCTAAGGAAAATGATCCGGAGGAAATGGAAGGCGCTGAACATCCGCACAATGAGAATGCTGGCAGCGATCCGCATCGCGATTGCAGTGATGAAACTGGCGAAGTCGCAGATCCCGTAATCGTAGAAGACATAGAGCCAGGTATTTATTACGGAATTTCGAATGAGAATTACCACGCGGGTCCCGGTATCAGTAAGTCTCAGCTCGATGACATTGCTGATACTCCGGCACTATATTTGTGGCGTAAAAATGCCCCCGTGGACACCACAAAGACAAAAACGCTCGATTTAGGAACTGCTTTCCACTGCCGGGTACTTGAACCGGAAGAATTCAGTAACCGCTTTATCGTAGCACCTGAATTTAACCGCCGTACAAACGCCGGAAAAGAAGAAGAGAAAGCGTTTCTGATGGAATGCGCAAGCACAGGAAAAACGGTTATCACTGCGGAAGAAGGCCGGAAAATTGAACTCATGTATCAAAGCGTTATGGCTTTGCCGCTGGGGCAATGGCTTGTTGAAAGCGCCGGACACGCTGAATCATCAATTTACTGGGAAGATCCTGAAACAGGAATTTTGTGTCGGTGCCGTCCGGACAAAATTATCCCTGAATTTCACTGGATCATGGACGTGAAAACTACGGCGGATATTCAACGATTCAAAACCGCTTATTACGACTACCGCTATCACGTTCAGGATGCGTTCTACAGTGACGGTTATGAAGCACAGTTTGGAGTGCAGCCAACTTTCGTTTTTCTGGTTGCCAGCACAACTATTGAATGCGGACGTTATCCGGTTGAAATTTTCATGATGGGCGAAGAAGCAAAACTGGCAGGGCAACAGGAATATCACCGCAATCTGCGAACCCTGTCTGACTGCCTGAATACCGATGAATGGCCAGCTATTAAGACATTATCACTGCCCCGCTGGGCTAAGGAATATGCAAATGACTAAGCAACCACCAATCGCAAAAGCCGATCTGCAAAAAACTCAGGGAAACCGTGCACCAGCAGCAGTTAAAAATAGCGACGTGATTAGTTTTATTAACCAGCCATCAATGAAAGAGCAACTGGCAGCAGCTCTTCCACGCCATATGACGGCTGAACGTATGATCCGTATCGCCACCACAGAAATTCGTAAAGTTCCGGCGTTAGGAAACTGTGACACTATGAGTTTTGTCAGTGCGATCGTACAGTGTTCACAGCTCGGACTTGAGCCAGGTAGCGCCCTCGGTCATGCATATTTACTGCCTTTTGGTAATAAAAACGAAAAGAGCGGTAAAAAGAACGTTCAGCTAATCATTGGCTATCGCGGCATGATTGATCTGGCTCGCCGTTCTGGTCAAATCGCCAGCCTGTCAGCCCGTGTTGTCCGTGAAGGTGACGAGTTTAGCTTCGAATTTGGCCTTGATGAAAAGTTAATACACCGCCCGGGAGAAAACGAAGATGCCCCGGTTACCCACGTCTATGCTGTCGCAAGACTGAAAGACGGAGGTACTCAGTTTGAAGTTATGACGCGCAAACAGATTGAGCTGGTGCGCAGCCTGAGTAAAGCTGGTAATAACGGGCCGTGGGTAACTCACTGGGAAGAAATGGCAAAGAAAACGGCTATTCGTCGCCTGTTCAAATATCTGCCCGTATCAATTGAGATCCAGCGTGCAGTATCAATGGATGAAAAGGAACCACTGACAATCGATCCTGCAGATTCCTCTGTATTAACCGGGGAATACAGTGTAATCGATAATTCAGAGGAATAATTCAGCCTGGCGGTGTAATGCACCGCCAACTTGAAATATTTTTTATGAGAAAAATTATGAGATATGACAATGTTAAACCATGTCCATTTTGTGGTTGTCCATCAGTAACGGTGAAAGCCATTTCAGGATATTACCGAGCGAAGTGTAACGGATGCGAATCCCGAACCGGTTATGGTGGAAGTGAAAAAGAAGCACTCGAAAGATGGAATAAACGAACCACTGGAAATAATAATGGAGGTGTTCATGTATAAAATTACCGCCACTATTGAAAAGGAAGGTGGCACTCCTACTAACTGGACAAGATATTCAAAATCTAAACTAACGAAATCAGAATGCGAAAAAATGCTCTCAGGTAAAAAAGAAGCAGGCGTTTCCAGAGAGCAGAAAGTAAAACTGATAAATTTTAATTGCGAGAAACTTCAGTCCTCGAGAATTGCATTGTATTCAAATTAAAACTTCATAGCTGATTATTAATAATCAACATCGGGCGTCAATTTCAGTCTAACATTGGCGCCTGCCAGAGGTGATGCGATGGCACAAGTAATCTTTAATGAAGAGTGGATGGTTGAATACGGCCTGATGCTTCGCACTGGTCTGGGGGCCAGACAAATTGAAGCATACCGCCAGAACTGTTGGGTGGAGGGCTTCCACTTCAAACGAGTATCTCCTTTAGGTAAGCCAGACAGCAAACGAGGGATTATCTGGTACAACTATCCAAAGATAAATCAGTTTATCAAAGACTCATGATATGTCTAAATTACC